GCCCGTGGCATCGATCGACGGGGTGCTCCACAGCATGACGCTCGACGACGTGCTTGACCCGGAAAGGTTCAAGGCCACAGTTACCGTGGCCGGCCCGTTTTTCAAGCACGGTGACATGCAGCACAGCGGCGAATGCCTGACCGACCAAATATCGAGGGATGTTTGCGAGGGCATGTACGGCGACAAGTGCGACGACGTGCTGGGTCTCTGCGAGGCACTCCGCGCGGTGCTCGCGCTGGCCGGCGAAGACCCCCAAGTGCGAAAGATCGTGGATGACGCGATTGCCGAACATGGGGCCTAACGGCTGAATTAAGCCGCGTAAGGCGGGAAGGTGGAGTGATGGACAAGGCCCAACGCATTCTGAGCAGCAACATCGATCGTCATTTGGTGGACGATCAAGATGAGATGTTCATACCCGAAGTAGACGCACTACGGGCAGTGAGACAAGCGCTGGCGGATCAGGAAGCCAAACAGCGCGAACTGGTCATCGATTGGGCGATTTCGGCGTGGTTTTACAACACGCCCATGGACAAAACTACTCCCATGGCGATGGGGAACTTTCGGGAGAGGATGAAGAAGGTCATCGACGTCCTCCGGCTGAATGACAGCCTGATTTCGGGCCACTATCACGTCGTGTTACAGACGGCGTGGTACGAGAAGACCGACGGCGACTACCACATTTACGAGACACCGGAACCAAATTCGATCCCGGTGGCGATAATCGGAATTCCCCCAAACGAGTAGCCACCATGACGAGGATCCTTGTTGTATCCATAGCGCTATATGCCCTCGGATTTACGGCGGCTGTTCTTGCCGGAATAGTGCGGACAGAGGCCAAACGGCCAGGATCGCGGTGGGATGATAGGGACTCCCGTCAGCTGTTCAACGTCTTCGCTGTGGCGTTTGGTTTGGCCAGCGGGCTGATTATTGGCTACGCGGTGGCCTCATGAAGAAGGCCCCGTACGTACACAAGAAGATCGCTGTTAATGTGGCGATTGATCTAGAGACGCTTGACCTGCGGCCCCGGGCAGCGGTAGTGTCAGTTGGCCTTGCCGCGTTCACAGTGCAAGGCGGAATCGTAGGCACGGCCTACGTCATTCTCGATACCAAATCCCAGATCCTCGTAGGACGTTCGGTGTCCGACGACACCGTGGCGTGGTGGGGACGGCAGGCGCCAGAGGTCCGGGCGGTGCTGGACGACCCATCCCGAATGTCCCCGGAGATTGCCCTCCAGCACATTACCTCGTTCTTCGAGCGTTTCCAGAACAACACCTATATGGTGGAAGGGGTGTGGGGATTCGGGGCGGATTTTGATAACGCCACCCTTATTGACCTGTTCGCTGATTACAGGGTGCCCCTCCCATGGGACTACCGCGCCAACCGGTGCGGCCGGACGCTGGTCGCGGTTGAGGGAACAACGAAACCGGCCAGCAAGAAGGGATCAGTGCATCACAACGCCCTCGACGATGCTATTTGGCAGGCCGAGTATTTCCGTTCCGCCCTGTTCAACAAGAGGAGATAGCCGTGAGCGACCCGACGTTCAACAATTTTTATTCGGCCGTAGAGGCTCTGCGAAGCCAAACAGGGCGCGACGATTTGGCCGAAATCATCAGGTATGCGTATGCTGTTCAGTCCAAGCGAATCGTGGAACTGCAACGCAGCCTGGAAAAGTCTGAGAAGCCGTGGTACAAGAGGCTGGTAGACAGTCTCCCGTTCATGGACCCGTAGCAAGTTTCCGATACGGGACTTGACAGACCACCCAGACCGTGATATAATAAAACCCTAGACCCGACGCCCGCTCACTAAACGACATTATGATCACGCTCTCTGGAGAGGCATTCGAAATTCCTGGCTCGTGGACGCACCGTGCAAAAGGAGCGCCTGATCGTAAGTACATACCGAAGTCGCGAGTGTGGCAGGTCCCAAACACCAGGGCCAACCGGAAATACCTTCTCTCCAACTTCTTGCCGGGGGACTTCGAGCCCCCGGCACTGGAAGCAGCCCTCGACGCGACTGTGGCCAAACCAGTCGCATCAACAGGACGCCCCACGTGGCCGTCCCGCGTCCTCAACCACAAGGACGGCGTGGAATATGACGTCCTGCCGCACCAGCTGGAGGCCCTCAACCGGGCATGGGGCAACCCTTCCTCCTTCTTCGCCCACGATATGGGGTCGGGCAAGAGCCTCACTCTGCTTCTGTTCTGGGATGCCCTGTTCAAGGCGTCGCTGATTGACGAAGCGTGGGCGGTGGTGCCCAATTCGCTGATTGACAATTGGCACGAGCAGGTCGCCACGTGGACACCCTGGAACACACCCAAGATCAGCGTGTACGGCATTCTGAGTCTGTCGGCGGGCAACCTTCCAGCAAAACTGGTCAAGGCGTCGCATCCGCGTTTGGCAGTGGCCGTCGACGAGTCGCAACGAATCAAGAATGCACAGGCCAAACGTACGAAGGTGATGCATGAAATCGGCAAGCATGCCGGGTTCCGGTCCTGCCTGACTGGCACGAACATCACCAAGGGGATCGAGGACCTGTACAGCCAGTACAACTTCCTCGACCCGACGATCCTTGGGTACAAGAGTTTCTACGCTTTCCGTAATCGGTATTGCGTGATGGGTGGCTTCGAGAATCGGCAGATCGTTGGGTATCAGGACGTCGCCGAATTGATGGAACTGATCGCCCCATACACACACGTGGTCAAGGACCCGGTGAAGCTGCCCCCGCAGTCGCAGGAGATTCGGATGGTGTCGCTGTCCGAAGAGCAGCGCCGCCTGATGGATGAATTAAGAACCCAGATGCAGACGGAAATGGCGGGGACCAAGCTGACCGTCGATAACGTGTTGGCATATTACACCCGAGGCGCCCAAATCATGGGCGGATTCTTCCCGATGGAAGAGGGCCGGGTGGCCAGACTGACCAGCAACCCGAAGCTGGACGAATTGATGGAGATTGTGCAAGGCACCGACCAAAAGATTGTTATCTTCTGCCGGTTTGTGGCCGAGGCGAATTTGGTGATCGATGCGCTGGTTAAGGCAGGCATATCAGCCCGCCAGATTAAGGCGAAAGACCCAAACCTGATGCAGCAGGTCACCGAATTTCGCACTGACCCGGATATTCAATGCATCGTGTCCACGTACGCGATGGGGTCGGTCGGGTTCACGCTGGTCGAGGGCAAGCTGCTGGTTGAGTACAGCGGCACGTTCAATTACGAAGAATCGGTGCAGGCCCGGAAGCGGATCCACCGCATCGGGCAGGAGGACCAAACGAAAGTGATCCGTCTGATGGCGAACTGTAAGCTTGATAAGGTAATGAAGGACATTGCCGACAAGAAGCAGGACATATCGGATTGGGTCAATGGCGCGCTGCTCAACAACCCGTTGGGCTTACTGGAGAGTTGACAATGGTAACACTGGTTGATAAGATCAAGAAAATGCGTGAATTCAAGGATATCATCGATGACCTTGAAGAGCAGGTGAAGGCGATCAGGGCGGATTACGACCAGCTTCGGCTGCACGATATTCCAAACATGATGGCCGAGCAGGGCGACACTCGTTCTATCACTGGCGAGTTTGGCCGCTGCACCCTCACGACTGACCTTAGTGTGAAGGTACTGCATAGGGTGGAACTGCACAAGTGGCTCGAAGAGGGCGGCAATGGCTCCCTGATCGTGCCAACCGTAAACGCGCAGACGCTCAAGGCGTTTGCCAAAGAACAGCTGCAAAACGGCGAGCAGCTGCCGGGTGAGATTCTCGAAATCAAGCCTTTTACCCGCGCCGTACTCTACGACAAGTGAACGAGGAAAATACAATGGCTACGAAGAAAGAAGTTGTGAGCAAGAACGACAACGAACTGGCAATCATCGACGAACGTCCTGATTGGGTGAACGAAGACAGCGGTCGCGGTTCCGAGGACGTCACTGCCAACGATATCACCCTGCCGCGAATCGACGTGCTGCAGGCCCTGTCCCCGCAAATCAAGCGTTCGAACGCCAACTACATCGAAGGCGCCGAGCAGGGGCAGATCTTCAACACCATCAGCGGCCAGCTGTACGGCAGCGAAATCCGTTTCGTGCCGGTGGTGTTCAAGCGTGAGTACATCGTGTGGCAGGACCGGGACCTCGGTGGCGGTTTCCGCGGTGCGTTTGCCACGGAGCAGGAGGCGGAGCAGGAGCGTCGCAATCTGGAGAACCCGGATTCCCACGAAGTCGTGGAGACGCACGTGCACTTCATCCTGATCCTGCACAACGATGGCCGGATCGAGGAAGCGGTGCTGTCCATGTCGAAGTCGAAGCGCAAGATCAGCCGCAAGCTGAACTCGCTCGTCCAGATGTTCCCGGGCGACAGGTTTGCCCGAGTGTACAAGCTGCTGGCCGTCGAAGTCGATGGGCAGAAGGGTGAGTACTGGAACTTCGACGTCGCCCCGGTGGGTTGGGCGCCCAAGCCGATCTACGACAAGGGTTTGGCAACCTACGAAGCGGTCGGTGGCGGATTGCGCACTGTGGACCGTTCCTATGACGAAAGCACCGGAGCGCGGGAAACCGACGCTACCGTGTAACAATGATCGGGTTGACCCCGGCGACGTCAGCGCCGGGGTCCTTTTTCATAGGAGAGGAAACATGGGCTTTGAGCATAAGCCAAACAGTGGGTCGATATTCCCCAATGATTACAAGGAACGGGACGGCCAGCCTGACCACACAGGATCCGCGATGATCGACGGCGTGGAGTACCGAATCGCCGGATGGATCAACGAGGGCCGAGAGAAAGAGTACATCAGCCTGAAATTCGAGACAATGGCTGACTACAAGGCCAAATACGGGAATCGTGGCGGCGTATCGAGCGGCGGCCGTGATGCTAAAACCCGCGCAGCAGAGCCGGCGGGATACCGAGAAAGGGCTGACGCTGCCATAACGAGGGCAAAGCAGCGGATGAGCAACATGAGCAAGAGAGGCGAAATGCCTGACCCGGATCCGGATTTTTCGGGCGATGATATCCCATTCTGATGGGCAGGAGGCGCCGCGTCGGTGAAGTAGTTTGCCGGTGTGGCGCCTACCGGTTTCCGCATCGACAGTTTGGCGGTCGGTGTGTGAGCGATATAATGTCAAGCACGTGGGAAAACCACTGCTACGGCAAATGCAAAAACTGCAGAATGTGGGAAGAGAATGAAGATGGTCCAGTGTGCGCTGCGCTCGATGGCCGTGAGCCGTTCTACAGAGCCGAGTGTATAGTGGACCACATTCAATACAACGAGATACGCCTGTACGGCATCAACAAACCCCCGAAACGGCGATAATGGAACAAATCCTATCAATCGACACAGAATCAACCGGTCTTAAGCACAATGACCGGGCGTTCGGCGCATCGTGGTGCCTGACTGGACACGGATCCGGGTATGTTGATTTCCGACAGGACGATCCCACGGAATTTTTCAACGTCGTCGAACGAACCAGCTGCAAAATCGTTTGCCACAACGCCAGTTACGATTACCGGATGATGCACAACGCTGGTATTTCGGTGGACATTAACCGGCTGGATGACACGGTGATCCGGGCCACGCAGATCAACGAACACGAATTCAGTTACCAACTGGACGGTTTGGCCAAGAAGCACTTGGGCAGAGCCAAAGACTCCGAGATTTGGGTGGCGATGGCGCAACTATTCGGGGGCCAGCCAACCCGCAACGCCCAAATCCACCGCATCGCCGACGCGCCCCGGGATTTGGTGGCTAATTACGCAATCCCTGACGCCGAACTTGCCCACGATTTGTGGCAGTGGCAGGAAGAGGAAATCGAGAGGCAGGGGTTGGGGGAAATATGCGACTTTGAACGGTCTGTGATGCCGTCGATCATTCGCAACGAAATGCGCGGGATCAGGGTTGACGTCCCGGCTGCCGAGCGTGCCGTGGAGGGTCTGACTGAGATCATCGACACACAGACCAAACAGCTGTTCGAACTGGCTGGGGTCAAATTCAACATCAACAGCCCAACCGATATCGGGAAGTTGTTCAAGCCTAAGAAGGGGTCGGATGGTCGTTGGTACACCAACGACGGATTTCAGCTACCATCCACGCCGAAGGGCAAACCATCATTTTCCGCTGATGCCCTGCGTGAAATGGGGAGTCCCCTGTCCGAGGCGATCGTGAATGTGCGATCCATGGTCAAGACCCGTGACACATTCCTATTGGGACATATCCTCAGCAACGAAGCCGGCGGCCGGGTGTACCCTTCGATCCACCAGACGAAGGGGGAGGATGGTGGAACAGGCACGGGGCGATTCAGTTACACCGAGCCGGCGATGCAGCAAATTCCGTCGCGCAACAAGGCGGTGGCGTCAATTGTAAAGCCAATCTTCCTACCGGACGAGGGGCAGGTTTGGGTTGATGCAGACATGCACTCGTTCGAAGTGCGGGTGTTCGCCCATTTGGTGAACAATACCAAGATCATCCTTGCGTACTCTGAAAATCCACTGGCCGACTTCCACCAAATGGTGGCTGACCTGACCGGATTGCCGCGCAATGCGACCTATTCCGGACAGGCCAACGCCAAACAGCTGAACCTGTCGATGATTTTCAACTCCGGCAACGGGGCAATTGCCCAGAAGATGGGTATGCCGTATTCCCACGCCAGTTTCCAGAAGGGTGATCGGACATTTGCGTACTTGAAAGCAGGTCCAGAAGCCGAGGCGACGATTGCCGCTTACCACAGGGCGCTCCCGGGCGTCAAAGAACTGGCCAAACGGGCCAAGGCCAAGGCTGAGACATTTGGCCACGTGCGGACTCAATTCGGGCGGCACCTGCGCTTTCCCCGGGGAGAGAAGACATACAAGGCATCGGGACTGGCGATTCAGGCCACCGCTGCTGATATAAACAAGATGAACTGGCTTTTGATTGAGCAGGCGCTGGGCGACGAAGGCCGGCTGGTGCTGAACACGCACGATTCATATGGGCTCAGCTTACCTGAGAACTGGCAGCCATGTTGGCAAAAAGTGAAGGAGACAGTGGAAAAGGGGTTCCCGTGGTTTCGGGTTCCGATCATCCTGGAACTCTCTGGCGCGGGCCGCAATTGGTGGGAAGCACTGAGTAAATAGAATGTCCATCAATATTGACATAATGAAAATCCGGGGCTTGGAAAACCTAGACCCCGGGGCAAGACTGCTGGAGGCGGCACTAATTTACGCCAAATCCGGCGCCCGAGTGATGCCGCTGCTACCAAACACGAAGATGCCGGCTCTGGACAGCTGGAGTGATGCATCGGCTGACCCAGCCGTCATTCGCAAGTGGTTTGGCCAGGGCGGTGCCCATCAGGGCGGCAACATTGCAATTCTGATCAACGGCTTCAAGGTGATCGACATTGATCGCCATGGCGATGTGGACGGTTTCCGTACGCTGGCGGGCGCACTGGAAAAAGTTAGCTGTCCCCGGGCGGTGACCCCAAACAACGGGGAGCATTTGCTCGCAAGCAAGACCGACGTCAAGGCAGCAGAGGGGGTGGAAATCCTCGACGAAGGCCACCTGTTCACAGTGTACCCATCCCAAATTAACGGGAAAAGATACATGTGGCGGGTGGGCGGGGTCCCCAGCCCGGTGAACCGCATTCGGGCCGTTGGGGAGACGCCCACGTCGCCGATGGCGACGCCTGTCGCCCCGGCGGGGTACGTCGAGAGCCTCCTCGAACATATTGACCCGGACTCCGAGTACGACGTTTGGTTCAAGGTCGGTGCGGCATTGCACCACAACGATGCTGGCCAAATCGGGGTTGATCTGTGGGATAAATGGAGTCAGGGCGGCAAGAAATATAAGCCGGGTGAGTGTGAACGGAAGTGGTCTACTTTCGACGCCGCCCGGGGCAAACCGGTCACGCTCCGGTGGTTGATCCTGCAGGCGCTCAAGAACGGCAAGCCTACGACGAAGGAAGATATTATTTATCACGGCAACCTGTTTGGGGCCGTTGAGATTGATAAAGTCAACGATAAATATGGCTTGCATGACATGAACGGTGAAATGGTCATCGTCTACCGGGAGCGCGGCATCACGCACTTTGCCAACCCGGCCAACTTCCGGCTCAAAATTGCGGACTGGAAGGTGGAGAACGACGGCAAGCTGAAGCCAATGGCAGATGTGTGGCTTGAACACCCTGAGAGGCGCATAATCACAGAAGTCGGAATGTGGATGCCTGGGACCGAGCCGGATGGCGCCTTCAATATGTTCGAGGGGTTTGCCGTTGATCCGGTGGAGTGCGAAGAGTCCGAAATCCAAATGTTCCTGGACTTCTGCCGCGACGATATTTGCAGAGGCAACGAGAGATACTACAGCTATTTGATGGACATGCTGGCCAAGAAGATGCAGAATCCCATGGCTGTCATGAAGCTGTGTTTGGTGATGCGCGGCGGCGAGGGTGCAGGCAAGGGTGCATTGACCCGTGTGATGGAGAACATCATCGGAACCAAACACTCGACCAACGTGTCTTCGCCCCGGTCGTGGCTGGGGGACTACTCCGGCACGGTCTTAAAGTCGAGTATTTGGCTATCGGCCAACGAAGCGTACTGGTCTGGCAATCCGCAGCAATCGGAGCGGCTCAAGGCGCTGGTCACGGAAGAGTGGATCGACATGGAAGAGAAGTTTGTCAACACCCGCAAGCAACGCAACCGGCTCTTCATCGCCATCACGTCGAACAACCGGTGGTCTGTGCCGGCCGGACATGATTCACGCCGGTTCTTCGTGCTGGATGTGTCGGACAATCGATCGAAGGACATTGATTTTTGGGAGACGTTTCACCGGCTGATGGGGGCCAACGAGGACAACGGGGAACTGAATAACCCCGAATATCTCGGGAAAATCCTCTTCTGGCTCAAGAACCGGGAAATCAAGAATAACCTGCGCTGGGCAATGGAAACCACGTGGCTCCAAACGCAGCGCCGGGAATCCGCCATCGAATCCCGCGAGGACGCGTTTATTGCATGGGCGCGGTCATCCTTCGTCACGGGCGACGTTTCAAGCGACGTTATAACGGCTGCCGGCGGACTGTCATTCCCGAAATTGGAAAAGCCAGACGGATCGCCGGCATTTAGAGCGGAGAAAGCCTTTGAGGATTACCGGGTGTACATCAGCAGGAATCACAAAAAGCCGAGAATGATGATGACGATGGCATCATTCATCGAGGACATGGAAAAGCTGGGATTTGAACCAAAGAGAGTAGTCAAGGACCGGCTGACAATGGGAGGACGTCCGCTGCCGGACGCGTCAGGGGCAGGATCGAAGATATTGGTGATGCGGGTGCCAACGCCGTTTGATATTGAAACATCAATCGATAAGAATTTCCCGCTGTTCGGTAACGTTAACGTAGGAGAGGAAGAATGATCACAGCAATTGTCGACTTACAGTTTGGTTCCACAGGCAAGGGCCTGCTCGCCGGGTATCTGAGCCTGAATAATGATTATGATGTGGTGGTGTCAGCGAACATGCCAAACGCCGGGCACACATTCGTTGACCACAATGGCGAAAAGTGGGTGCACAAAGTCCTGCCGTCCGGGGTATACAGCAACGGCCTGAAATACATCGGCGTTGGGCCGGGGGCGGTGTTCAAGATGGGCCAGCTGTCGCACGAAATTGCGGGGCTCCGGGAACAGGGGATCATGGCCGGAGTTATTGTCCACGAGGCAGCGGCATTTCTGCGTGAGAGCCACACAAAAGCCGAACAGGAATCCCTGAGCAGCATCAGTAGCACGATGCAAGGGTCCATGGAAGCCGCATACGAGAAAATGCGCAGGCAGGGGCACGCAAACGTGGCAGCCAATTGCCCGGAAGCCGTGAAATCGGCCGGGGCCAAGGTAGTTTCAAGCGCCCGATGGAACCACATCATGCAGAAATCCAAAAACGTTCTGGTTGAGGGCAGCCAGGGTTATTCGTTGGGGATCAACGCGGGGTTTTACCCGTACTGCACCAGCCGCGACTGTACTGTTTGGCGCCTCCTTGCAGACGCCGGAGTGTCGCCCAGCCACACGAGGGAATTCAAGGTCATCGGGAGCGCCCGCGTTCACCCGATTCGTGTGGGGAACACTACGGATGGGTACTCTGGGCCGTTCTACCCGGACCAGCAGGAAATTACGTGGCAGGAATTGGGCCAAACGCCCGAGACGACCACCGTAACTGGCCGAATCCGTCGGGTGTTCACCTTCTCCCAGCTGCAAATCGAGGAAGCGATGCGCGCCAACCGGGTTGATGAAGTGTTCTTGAACTTTTGCAATTACGACCACAGGGCGGCCTTCGCTGCCCGGAACATCATCGACCGGGTGGGGCGATCCATGCGGAGTGACCCAGATTCCGTGTTCGGAGTGGATGCGTCCTCGACGGTTCGATATATGGGATTTGGCCCTGCCGCCGCCGATGTGGCAAAGGTTGGTAAGTATGATTGATGGCACCCTCCTTGAGCAGGCCGTCGTGAAGTGGGCGAACCAAATCGCCCCCCAGCGGCAGCCGAAGGATACGGTCGTGAAGATCGTATCAGAAACTTCGGAATTGCTGGATGCGGTCCTGAACAAGGACCCGTCCGCAGTCCGGGAAGAAATCGGCGATATGATGATCCTGCTCGTCGATCTGGCCCATATGCATGGAATAGATCCGGTTGCGGCCGGTCTGGATAAGATGGAAGTCAACTACAACCGTAGGTGGGAGATACGGGACGGGGTAATGAGGAGGGTCAAATGAACCAAACGTCGTTTATGGAGCATATGCGGCTGTCGCAGGTCAAGCGATACCCGATCTGCCACACGAACCGGGAGCAATCGGTCGCCGAACATACCTTCGGAGTGTTGTATATCGCCCGGGAACTGGCCCGGGCGACCGGGTACATTGACGTCATCGAAGCCGTGACGGACTATGCAATCACCCACGACATGGACGAAATCTACACGGGGGACATTCCGAGCGGTTTCAAAAGGCGCCTCCGGGCCGAGTTTCCCGGCGTCACCCGCGTCCTTGACGGCGAGAAGCCGCCGAAGACAATTGAGGGCATCGTCAAGATGGCCGACTATTTGGAGGCCATGTACTATCTCCGAGAGTTTGGCGGCAGCCGGTTTTCTTCCAGGGTGCTTGGGGATATTGAGTCCAAATTCGCGGACGCCATGGCCACAATCATCGCCGCAGATGTGGTGGACCAAAGGGCGGTCAGAAAGGCGGAGGAGATTTACCGATGGATATCGTGACCGAGGCCGACTTTCGTAAGCATATGACCGGCTTGGCCAAAATCCTCGGGGGTCACGTGTCCAACATCGAATCACACTTGACGTCGGCGGGAATCCCCGACATGAATGTGTGGATTGATGGTGTTGAACTGTGGCTTGAACTGAAAATGTACGGGCCAAAATGCCATTTGCGCCCGACGCAGCGCAAATGGCATAAAGAGCGGAAGGCGGCCGGGGGCCGAAGCTGGGTGTTGGTTTATGTCCCGGGGGAAGAATCAATCGTGGCCATCCCCGGGTATGTGGCAGCAGAGGCCGCTGATTTGCGTCAACTGGTGCGGGACGGAAGTTACGATCCCGTGAACATTGACATGACCTCAAGCCTATTATTTAGGCTCATCCAACTGGAGAAAGAACGTGGTGGCAAATTACGAACACATGCTCAACACAAAGGCCAATCCAAATACACAACAAAGTCTGGACCCAATCGTGACGGAGAGGCGCCGAATCCGGGAGGCGCCGGGCCCACACTTCCACCGAGTGGCGAAGATGTGGAGCGCGATCACTGGCTACTCAATAAGCCCTGAGCAAGTGATCCTATGCATGGCCGCGCTAAAAGTTGCACGGGAGGCCGGAATGCCCGGGGCAGACCCGGACAACGCGGCAGACGCAATAGGGTACTTGTCCCTATTGCCAGAAGTCAGGGATTACTCAGGCTCTGTTGACGTAGTTTTCTGATTCTCGCCTTCTGCTCTTCGGACATTTCAGGCGGATCACCAAACCCCGGCTTCGGTCGGGGTTTGTTTTGTGTGACAGGTTTGGCTGCCGCCCTATTCAGTAAAGCAGCGATACGCTCTTCGCCAGTGCGGGGGTCGGATCCACCAAGTCGGTAGATCTTCTCTTTATTGTCGGCCATGGTTATTTATCCGTCGTGTATGTAAGGTTAACTTGAACATCTGCCGTGCCGACTGTGACGCCATCAGACACCGAGCAACGCCAAACAGCCGTTTTTGTTTCGTCCTTGATGACAGTGGCAGTCCACCCGATTGCTGGATTGGTGGTTGATCCAGTGGCGGATATAGTAGCGTCACCGCTCAAATAGGCCCATGAATAGGTATATGACCCCGTTCCCCCGGTGGCGCTGGCCGTGGTATTAGTAGACACTGGCTGTGAACCCGGTGCCGGCTCGTGGAGGAACAGCGTTCCGTTGGCCGGATTGGGCGTAGATGTGACTACTATATTAATGTAGGCACCCACCATTTTCTGTTGAAGGCCCATGTTAAGCCTGCCAAACGTCTGTTGCAATCTTGAGGATTGTCACGGAATGGCCGGGGGCCAAAACAATGTCAGCATTAGTACCGTTGCGCCACAGGGCAACACCAGACCCGCGAGCAATGGTTAGGTTGTTGGTCTGTCCACCGCCGTTAGCAAATGTCACCATCATACCAACCCCAATAGCAACAGAAGAGTTTGGCTGGATGGTGACAGTACGGGCTGTACTATCTGCTTTTACGAGCGCAGAGCCTCGATGGGTTTGTGCAAGATTGAGATTACTACTGGTGTACCAAACCGGGGCGTCACGAACATTAACAATGGTCCCGGTGGTAGGGGCATAATCCCCCAGCCCTGTACCATCTACCATTGCTCTTTCAGCAGAGTTGATGATAAAGCTATGTTTCGATAAGCTCGGAACTACGTAGTTTAGTGTACTAGCTGTAATGCAGAATCCGTAAACGCCGCCATAAAGGTCGATGTGCTTGGTCAGGTCGGCGGTGCCCGAAGCTACAGTATCATTAACACCAAGCCCACTAACTGTTTGTAAACGACCAGGACCTGTTAGGCGTACACGAGGGGCTGCTCCATCTTGTGACGTATAGAAATCCACGCTATCTGTTGGGGAATTCCAGTATACGCCCCCCTTAAACACATGACTCGCATTGCTGAAGGTGATTCCTGGAATTCCAGAAGCGTGTGTAGTTCTTAGAACTAGTCTAGAGGCGGAGGGCGTGGAGGCCGCGCCATCAAGTCGTAAGTTTCCCAATTGGTCAAGTAAGGCTTGTCCGACGTCTGATCCTGCTCCATTTGGCCGGAGGAACACACCGCCCGCGCCTGTAGTGCTAAGGACTACGTTTGATTGGCTTGATGTAAATGTGCCGTTTGAAGTCACCAACCCAGTAGACGTGATGTTCGGTGCGGTGACATTGCCAGTGAACGTATCGCCGGCAATGTTGGCAGGGGTAAACCCGAGGGTGTCCTGTTTGTTTGCTGGCGGAACAGACGCCCATCCTTCGATATTCGGGTTGAACGTAAGCAGCAACGACCCGGACGTAGTGATAGGCCCGCCTGTGAAAGTCGCAACCGTGCCACCGGCAACACCAGCGTTTACGCTCGTTACGGAACCGGAATCGATCACCGCGTTCAGGACAATAAACGCCACGCCGTTGTATAGCAACAAGTACGGATGGCCGTTGGTCAGCTGATTGGGGCCAAAATCCTCTCCGTTGGTACGAAGCACAGGTTTGGGGCCGATCCCGTTAATGTTCAGAGTAACCACGCCGCTGTTATTGCTGGCGGGGATCAGCACCACGGCCTGCCCGGGCTGCAAAACGGTAGTGTTTCCGATCAACGAAGCGGTGATGTTATTGCCAGTACTTACGCCGGTAAGGCGAATAGCGAAACCGTCCTGGACCCACCCGAGCGAAGCATACTGATTCCGGGCCGAGGGGTCCGAAACATTGGTATGGCGGAACCCGCCCATCGGAAGATTGGCAACCGGGGTTGTTTGGCCATCACGTGCAATGCTCTGGGTGATAGCAGCCGCCAAATCCGAGAGCGTGGTGTTTGCCCAATTGGAAGTGATGGTAGTATTCGGAACGACCGGGTTGATCCCGGACGGGAGGGTATAGACACCTGAACCATTGCGGGGCATGGGATTACTCCTGCTCTTCTTCGTTCGGCGGGCGATCTGCCCGGAGAGCGTTGATCATGGATTGGATATAAACTCTTGGTGCAGACGGTTCGGTGCGGTTGATTCCGGTACGGTACGATGTACGCAGGGCCTTCAACTCTCTGCGGGCCGGGGCCGGCAGGGAATCATCCAAATGCGACTGGAAAGTGCGGGCCAAACGCCGAAGGCCAGCCGCCGCAACGCCACCGCGCTGAGCGGCCTCGGAGAACAATTCAGATGCGTTGTCCTGCAGCACCTCTCCCTTGAGTTTGGCCGCTTTGGTTTGCGCCATCTGTTGCAGCTGACCGACCCGCTGACGAATCTCGCGCGGGATCGTATTGCCGTAACGAGCCAGGATCTTATCCACATCCTTCACCAGCGGCTGAACCGGAACGCGGGCCTTGTTGCTCACCTGCGAAATCTGCTGGCCTATTTTGCTTCGGCTGACAGTGTTCCCTGTCAGGCCACTCACCACGTTCGCCACGGATTTGAGGCCGGTCGGGACTATTGACCTCAAAACGTCTGCCCTCAACAGCGCAGAAGGGGTAGCACCAACAGTCCTAGCGGCGCCAGCAACGCCGGGTAGTACGGCGCCGGTAACAGCGCCAGTAACAGCGTTAGACGCCCTGCTTTCGCCGCCAGCAGTGGGGGTGATTCCGCCCATCAAGCCACCAATGGCACCTTCGGCTGCCATTGCGCTCGGCAAGCCAAGTTTGGCGGCCTTGATCCCGCGAGCAGCCAAACCGCCGGGGACGGCAAACTGCATGATGTGACCAGCTATGTTGCCGGTTTTGCCCCATCCAGAATCCATAAGCGCTCTGTCATTGCGACGAGCCTCATTTTCATCCTGCTCCAGTTTAGCGAGGTCTTCTTCATCGCCGGTAGCCTGATTCCAAATTTGGCGCACGCCGCGAATAGATCCATCAACAGATTTTCCCATACCGGCCAGCACTTTTTCAGTGGGGGTCATTTGGGAAACCATGCGCTCCTGATCTTGCTGGAACAATTCCTCGTCCGTGGGCGCCGTCGGGACGCCCGTCGGGGGAGGGGTGGCGGCGGCCACACCGGCACCCCCCTGTCCCGGGCCGCCGGGGGCGGCGGGCGGCGACGGCGGGGCGCCCGCCGGGGCGGCCGGGGGGCCGCCTGTCGGGGCCGACGTCGCCAGACTGGCCAGAACAGCCTGGATCTGCTCCGGGGTGGCATCGTCCGGGATCCGAAGCCTACGGCCATCAGGGGTGCGAATAGTCGGCATTGGTTAATCCTCCCAAGAAAACCCGGGCGGAAGAGCCGGGCGATTGGGGGCGGGATTGGGGGCGGCCGATGGCGCAGCATACTGGCCAGCACCAGCGGCTTTCAGTTTGGCCAAACCCGACTTGATGGCTGAGAGGAAATCATCCAACGCTGCGACGTATTCTTTCTTGCTCTGAGCACGGTTCATGCGGGCCAGTGCCGCCTGCGCCTGTTCACCTTCTTTCTCGGTAATTTGGCCACCGCCCTTCAACGTCTCAAAGGCCGCAGAGAACACCTTGCCAGAAATCTGGTCATGCAGCGCCATGGCCCCTACTGAAGGGTGGCCGGCCATCACCGCATTGAAAAGTGTTTTTGCGGCCTTGTTATCCGGAATGCGGCCAATCAGCCCTCCGCCAACAATCGAATCCAAACCCTCATGGGTTTTCAGCTGATTGATGGCTTTTTCTGCCTCCTCGACCACTGACTCTAGTTTGGGGGTAAGCTTACGGGCTTCGGCCGCCGCTGCAGCATCCAACTCCATCGCTTTAACGGTAGCATTTGCCTGACCCTGCACGAGGGCCAGAGATGCTTCCGTTTCGATCTTCGCCCGGGTCTTGGACGCTTCGCTCTCCGCACCGGTCGGGATGCGAACGGTGCCGCCGCCAGCCGGGGCAGCGACGGCGCCGGTTCCGCCGCCGCCGCCACCTGCGCCGCCGAGCGAACCCTGGATTTTGCGGATGTAGTCGCGAGTCTCCGCCGGGATTTTGGTCGGGTCGGCACCATTGGCCACCCAACGGTCCACGTTCCCCATGCCCCAATTGTAGTCCATCAGGGCCATGTTCAGGTCGCCGTTGCGTGCGTTGTAGCGGCTCTCCAAATACGCACGGCCCGCGAGACGATTTGCATTCTCGTCGGTGTCCGTGGAGCCTGGGGGCAAGCCGAGGGCCTTTTCCATTTCGCGGGCGGTTTCGGGCATCAGTTGCATCACGCCACGGGCGCCCTTCGGCGACACGGCGCTCTGCTGCCCCTTGGACTCGACCCTCTCGACGGCTTGGAACACAGATTCCGGGTTGATGGCCGGCGCCGACTGGCCGCTGCTGGCATCAGCCGCCGGGGCCGGGGCACCCTGCCCGGGGTCGCCGAACCCTGTTACCGGGGTGAACGTACCTCGGCCGCCCACCATGGAGGTTGTGCCGTATTGCTGGCCCGGCAATTCGGTTATTACGGTCTTGGGGTCGTATTTCACTCCAGTGTCCACCACACCGGAACCATCACTCATAACAATACCGAGGTTGCCATTGCCCAGCTTCTGTGTGGACTGAACGTGCGTCTGTTTCGAGAGGAAATCCTTCACGTCCGGGCCGCCGATCATACCCAAATACGCACGCAGGGTGGCCTCGGAAGCCCCATCAGGGGTCTTCGCATTAGGGTCAGCCCCGCCCTTCCCGGGACGAACCCGGCGTGCATTTTGGTGCTGGCCGATCTGGTCCACGGAACCGATGATCTGAGAATTCAGAACTTCATCAAGGTTGTCCTGTTCCTTGTCAGCTTTCCGGCCACCCATGATGCTGCCAATGCCGCCAGCGATCTTGTTGCCCATGGTTTCGTAGTCGGGAATATACTTACCGACTGTCTCGTACAGGCCACCGTTCACGGTCCGGGTGTAGTTTGAGTTGCCGGACTTCGTGCGCATCAGCTCTTCCGACGAAGCTTTGTAGCCACGAAGCTGTTCGGCCCTCCTCTTGCGCTTCTGAATTTCCGGAAGCGACTTGAGGATGGTCTGGAGGGTGATTGGGTCGAGATTACCCGGCAACGCGGCCATTTTTTGCCTCCTTTGCTGCCAAATGCCTAAACGCACCGAGCAGGATCGCGAACAGTTTGGTGTAGTTGACGGTCAGTACGCCATGCTCGCCGCGTCTGACGAGGTTTGGTAGATGCTCTTGGACTTGCTGTGCCGAGACGCCCATGTCTTGGATGCTGGTTCCGTTCCAGTGCCACTTCTTCGGGATCAGCTTCTCCATCAGGTCGTAGCACTCCTTGTCCGAAATCGTTTCGATATCGTCCTTGAGTGCCACGTCCGAGAACATTGCGCCACCGGCTGCTCCGCCGATCGCCGCACCGGCCGCCGTGTTGCCGCCGGCCATGGTGCCAACCACGCCGCCGATGACCGACCCCCACGAAGACCCCTTGGCGGTACGGGTTGCGACAGCATCGTTGTAGTTTTGCATCTGCTGAGCATACTGCTGTTGGGATGCCCCGGCCATGTTCGCGGAGTTGGATGCACCAGAAGTGGCGAAGTTTTGGAAGTTGGGTTGCAGCACCGAAGCGCCAGACTGCTGGGCCAGCTGGTTCTGCTGCCACGGAAGCATGTACTCCGCCATGGCCCTCTCGTATCGGATCTTGTCGTCGGCCGAAGAAAGGTTGTAGTTCTGAGCGTTATTGGCCGCGTGAGCAGCATCACCAGTGAGAGACGTGGCATATTCGGACCGACCATGCTCAGCGCGAGCCAATTGCTCGTTAAGCATGGTGGCGTAATTATCGCGGGTGTTCTGCGAGCGAGCCTGCTGGCCCTGTAGATTGGTATTGTAGATGTTGCGCTCTTCACCAGCCCTCGCCAAAGCGCCCTGCAGCTGAGTGTTGTACACACTGCGGGATTCCTGCGACCCGGCCAGCTGGCCCTGCAATTTGGCCTGCGCCGTAACGTCACCTTGAGAAGTGAGCAGGTTCTGATACGCTCGATTATAAGCCTCCGTACCGGGCTGAAGGCCCTGCATACGGAGTTTATTTTCCATTGCCGCCTGGTCTTTCTGCTGCTGGGGGGCAATTCTGGCGAGAAGGGAATCGGCATATTTATCGGCGAACGCATCCCCGGACGCCTGATCATAAGTCGGGAGTCTATCGAGAACGTCGCTGGTGAAATCCCCAGAATTCCAGTCGGATGGATTAAAATTCTGTACGTTAAGATTTGTGCCCTGATACTGGCCGGTATTCATCTGGTAAGGACTGAACTGCGGCTGCTGGCCCTGATACTGGAAATCACCACGATTCATCAGCTGCTGAACTTCGTTCATGCGCTGCTGTTGCATGGACAGCGACGAGTTGAACATCTGCTCAACTCGGGGATCCCACGATTCCGTTTGGGACCATTGGCCAGTGGTGGGGTCACGCCGCCACGTCAGCGAACCCAACGGGTTATGCTGATCAGGACGATTCGCAATGGTCTGACGGTCCATTGCCTGCTGGTCCAACAACGCCTGTTGACGAGCAAGCCCCGAGTAATCCGGCGGCGCAGGCTGCTTTGGGCTACTACCCATGGTGAATTCCTCCGGCAACAACAATTCGAGACTCATCGCGTGGCTTGAATCGTTCCCAATCCATAGCCGTTTCGCGGGTGATGGTATACAGAAGCATGTCATCACCGTTCGGATAGTAATTTGGGATTACGGTGTTGAGCCTATAACCCAAATGCTCGTCCAGTTTTTGCGCCCGGACATTCGAAGATGGTACTGTGCCAATCCCGGTTTCGATTTGGCATTGGCGGAACATGTAATCGAACGTGGTGAACCAAAACAGTCGCGACGGAACCCTGCCAGGAGCAATCCATAGATGGGAATGGATAGACCTTCCATTGTACCCATCATATATGGCACCGCAAATCGGCTTCTCGTCTTCAAACTCCGCCACCGAAATGGCATGGGGCGTGGGGCACATACCCAATACTTGGGCCAAGTGCGGCATGAACCGTTGGTCGCAGTTGATCCAACGCATCAGAAGTAACCCCCTGCTTCCCATACCCATTTTATGGCAGTAAGGCCAAACGCCGACTGCGTGGACGCCCGCAGCTGCCACGCGAACGAGTAGCCTAGAACATTCGCCGACACCCACGGCTGATAAACATTGGAGGACTGGCTCCACATGTTTTCGTCCCACTCGGCGCTGTCCCATTCAGAAATGCCGCCACCGGGTGAAGATGCAGGGGACGCATTATACCTATTCAGCTTAAAATCAACAGTGGCCCGCATCTTAAACGACGGCGGGGATCCGGACTGGATAGTCGGCTGGATGAATTTTGCGTGCTTGCGGGCGGTGGGGTTGCCTAGATACGAATAGGCACCCATGGCATACAACTCAATTGCCTTGCCCCCTGTTCCGTCGATTTTAACGTCATCCAAATACACGTCCGGAGTGACCACCAAAACTCTTCCGTCCTCTGTGCCCATCCAAAACTGGCGATCGATGCTACGCATGGTGCGGACGGGGAAGTTAAACTTACCCCATGCACCGGTCAGGAAATTCATTACCAGCTGAATCGGCTCGTTATTACCGGGACTGAGCGACTGGTCGTATGGGGCAGCATTCGACAGAGAAGAATCGAACAGGTTAATGATCACCCACGCCGATTCATTGTGGGTCATCACTTCGGCCGGGAATGGCGGAAGGGGATCTGATGTTAGTTTCAGCAGGGTGCGGGAAATTCGACGCGTAAGAGCACCTGAATACAGGACTTCTGTCGAAGAGCCCGAAATCAAAGATGACAGCGGGATCAGCCCGCGACGGGTTAGGTACAGGACGTCGCCGCCGTAGTCGGTAACCGGGCGTTTGGACGCAGGGGGCGCCACGAAGAAAATGGAGTCAAGGCTCCAGTTATTGGCATCGTCCGGATCCTGGCCAGAGTAGGATGCTACTTCACCGGCGGAAGAAATGAACACCAAACGGTCATCAAGACCTTCTCCAGTGTCACTCGACCAGCGGGCGATGGCCACCAAATTGCCGCCCCTCGTAAATACGCCGCCTAGGAAGAACGGGGTGGCTGTCCCAGCCACCGCATCTATTGGCAAATACCATGCAACCATCGAATTGCGTTCAATGAACCACAGGCGATGCTTGAAGGACAGGACGTACGAGAATTTGGCCGGGTCAATGCCAGTTATTTCGCCGGGACTGCTTGGGGTAGCGTCCTCAACAAAACTGACCCACGTCGTTCCGTTATATAGCACGGCAGGATCGACCCCGTTACATGCAACGAGGAAATTCATGCCGGGGTTTGACAAATTGGTGAACGACAACGACCCTTCGGTAAGTGCCTTTTCCACCACCGGGGTATCAGTGCTGGCATTTATGTTATAAATACCATCGTCGGTGACAGCGAAATGATCATAAACACCACTCAAAGAGTTGTAGTACATTATGGTCTTTACGGCCGCCCCCAACTCCGTGACCCACTCCTTGTACCCCGAACGGGCAATTGGCATGCCAGTGTCGGGAAAGAAATTCATGGAGTCGATCATGAACGACTCCCCCATCGCCGAAATCGGGTCAATGTCGTTTACGCCCCCGGCCGGAGCCGGGTTCGACACGGACATTGATACCTTCATTTGGCGGTTTTTATACATTGAAACCACCGTCCGGAACATTCTGGTTGGAAATGTACAGGTGGTCCCATCGGCGATCGAGCGAAATCACCGGGGCTCCTTGATCCTGCGCCTTCACAGATTCCAGCATATAGTCGAACTCGTTCCCGAGTACGGTGGTTTCCATCCCCTTCGCGGCCCACAGCTTAAACTTCATGCCGGCGATCATCAGGTAGTCATCATATACCGGGACGTCGGAATCGGCGTTGATAAAGTCCTGAAACTGTTCGGTAATGGGGTTCCACACCCAATTACGGGAGATATAGTAGAAGTTGATTTCCTCCCCGGGAGAAGGGGCCGGGAACACGTGGAACCGGTCCCCGAGAATGCGGTAGCGGTAGTATACCCCAATCGAAACGATACCAAACTGCAGCCACGCCCACCCTTGCGGGGACATGGGACCAAACATGGGGCGCTTGTTTTTGGATGCCCACTGTGTTTGGTTCACAATTCTGCCCCAATCGGCCGGCAGGGGGAACGAGTCCGTAACACCGTCGCCGGTGTATGACTGGCTCTTCTCCAATAACTGCCAGTCGTGTACGCGCATCAGCTGATTGCCGAGGGCGTTCAAGAGGCCGAGGGTTTGGAACCCCGTTTCGTCGTCCTGTTCGGACACAACGGTCGGAACCTGAGGAAGGCCAATTTCCTGCAGGGCGCGATTTACGAGCGTGAGTGCTGGCAATTGAGACATTTCAGGCTCCGACCGTTGGCGGTATTACTTGCTGCCCTTCTCGGCGGTTTTTGCGTCGTGGGCTGCCTTGAGGGCGAGGATCACTTCCGACTGCTCCTTGATCGTGATTTTGAGCGCCTCCAACTCGTTCCGGAGTTCCTCGTTCTTGGCCTGGAGTTCCGTCACCGGGGCTGCGTCCTTCGACTTCTCCATCATCTTCTTTGCGCGGTCCTTGAGAGTGTACAGGCCCGGGACTCGGGTGCACACGTCATCACCGACGTCGGCCAAATGCTCCATGGTGCGGATGCGCAGATGGGCCAACTCTTCGACCTGCGAACGAGTGATCCACGGCGCTTCGACCAGCGGGGTGCCAGTCACCTGCTCCACTTCGCCTTCCTTGAACGCGCGGTAGGCGTGGCGGAACCGCTGGCGGTCCATGTCACTGACCGGCCTCTGGATCACGTTGGTTTGGTTGCCCGGGGTACGAATCTCGACATATTCCTTGTCGGTATAGATCGGGCGACCTTCGGAAGCCGATTTGGCCTCATCCTGCACGGGGCGCATGTAGAACTTGACATACACGCTCTTGTCGGCCGATTCACGGGATTCGAAGTCGGCGGGATCGAAGTCGGCGGTATTGAAACTCATTTCTATCTCCTTGGGCGTTGGGTTATGCTACTTGATATTTTCGGCTCGTACTTTGAGCCGGCACAGCGTGGATTCAACGTATTTCACAACTTCATCGCGATACAGCCCTTGCAGCTTCCGGAACTCCGTTTCCAGTTCCGGATGCGTCGTCGGCAGGGACTCTTGCACCGGAAGCGGCGGCGATGCGTCGCATACCGCTTCGGAGCGCTTCATTGATTCCCGTGGCCCCGCCTTGTAACTCTGACAGGATGACAGGATCAACATTACGGCAATCGCCGGGAACGTAGACCTTACGAATCCTCTCGATGCTTCCACTGGTCACCCCCGCATTGTTCGCGGCTGCCAAATTCGCAGCCGCATTGTGGGCTGTTCCGTATTGGTCTACGGCAGCACCCAATTGCTCGCCGCGCTCAGCAGCCTTATCGCCTTGGGTGGCCGCATCAGCCATGATTGCATTCCTCTCGACACGCTTGCCGAAGAAAAACGACCCGGTGTTGGTGACACCGAACGCTACAATCACAGCGATGATCAGCCAAGGATTCATTCGCCCCTCAGCTTCGGTTGATCTACGACCCGGGCAACAGCCGCCAAAAATGCGGTCACGCCACCAGATCCGAGGGCAGAGTATGCGATAAGCAGTTTGATGTGGGTGCTGATGTGGGGGACCCAATCAGACGGAATGGTGGCGTGGGCGGCGATGACGCCGAGGGCGGTGGCACTAATGATGCCCGATACGATCGAAAGTCGTACCGACCACATTGCGAATGCTTGGCGCCAGTTGGAAACGAGTTTCATTGCACTAGGCCCTTTGCGAACATGTACGTTGCGGCGAGTCCAGCGCCCACAGCTGCGGACCATTTGATCATGCACAGAACAGTGCCGCCGGTCTTGAAAGCTTCTACCATGGCCTGTTTATCGCGCATATCATCTTCGAAATCAGCGCGCAGGGCCTTTTGTTCCGAGGCGATCATCATGACCCGAGCATTCATATCCCGAATCGCGATGAATAGTTGCCCATTTGTTACTGTTTCCGGTGGCAGGTTGAACGGATCGTTCACTTTGCCGCTCCTATCAATACATCAGCTACGGCCGACGCAGCCAACCAGCACCGGGAATCATACAGGAACAGGTCGTTGGGATTGCTGATGAAAAACAACTCCACAATGATCCCGCCAGCCTGCACGAACGCCAAACGGTGGTGCTGGCCCGAGTTTTCCGGTTTGGCCCCCCGGTCACGGATCCCGAGAGATTTGGCAATGGCGGCACTGATTTTACCCGCCAGTGCCATGTCCTTTGGTCCTGCCAAACACTCGGATCCGGTTGCCAAATCCGACGCAGCCGCGTTGCAGTGGAATTCCACCCCGATTGGGTGGCGGCGGGCGCGAACGGCGGCAACCGACAGCGGCAGATTTTGCCGACCTACCCCATCCAACTCAAACTCTACCCCTTCGCGGGATAAGTAGAACGCGACCATGTTTCGGAAAGAAACGGCAATGTCCGACTCTTTCCGAAGCACCTTCGAGTACTTGCCGCCCACGATTTTTGTCTCGTAGGCTACTGCTCCCGGATCCGTGTCACTATGCCCGGCTGAAATGAACACTGACTTGGCCATCGTTTTGCCCTATTTAAAGGAAATCAGCAACTGGTTAGCAGCTGCTGATTTTCAGGCTATCAGGTTACGGCCGGGGACGCGGCATTGCTGCCGCCAAAGGCCGACTGGCCAGTCGTCATTGTGACGCCGGTGCGGTTCAGGAAGCCCGTTTCGATGGCGGCGCCGCCGGCAACACTGCCAGAAGCGGTCACCATCTTCACGCCGAAGCCGGTGAACACCGTCGGGCCAGCGCCCGCATCACGGGAACCACCGGCACCAAACCCCAAGAGGGGCTGAGCGACGTACGGGGTAGTGGCAGCGGCGCCGGAAGTAGCAGGACCAGACTTGCCGCCGCCGATGGCAGTCAGAATGGCCTCTGTGGCCGCAACACCATTCGGACGGGTGACGCCGGGAGTGTAGTCGTCGTTGAAACCCGCGTTCTTGATGCTGGGGTCAGCCGGGGGGCCGATGATGTGTGTTGCGCCGAAGCCGATGCCCGTATTGAGGGCGCCCGTCGAAGCGTTGCCGGTGTTGTCCTTGTCGAAAGGACTTCCGGCAGGGCCGCTGAACGGGCTCATCAACACAAACTTGCCGGCGCTCGGATTGGCCGGGACCGTGATCGGACCGGACATGTTCTGTGCAGGCATGGTGGTATCCTCGCGTGTGGGAACAACTAGGCCGGTTTTATATTAAAGTGGAAACCGGCGAACTAAAACCACAACCCCAAGCGCCCGCTTGGTATTACGGGTTGACGTCAAGACGGCCTTGGAACTGCGCGCCGGAAGTCGTCAGGTTGCCCGCCCAAGCGAGGATCTGCACTTCAGCATCCTGGTTGATGCTGTAGCGCTTGTTGGGGGACAGCGGGACGAAGTTACGCGCGGAGTGGGGACGGTAACGGATGTAATCCGTGTTCAGGAAGAACCCGGTGCCGGCGGGGCAGAACCCGCCAATGCCGCCGTCGAGAACGACGTCCGCATCCATGTACTTGATCGTCGGGAATCCGAGGACCCCGGATTCGGCCTGGGTGAAGCGCTGCTGGGCCTGCAGGGAGGCGACGTACGCCTGCCAAACCACGTTGTCCACCGGGATCAAGTCGGGGCGGTCAGCGCCACGGACCTGCTGCGCCCATAGGGCGTTGAAGTCGGCTTGGATGGTGTTGGTGTTGGTGACATTACGAACCTTCGAGCGCCAGAAGGTCCACGTGGTGCGGTTGATGCCGCCGTAGGTGCCGGTGGTCGGATCCAGCGGAACGGCCGCGTTGAGGCCGGTGATTTCCTTGCCGCCGCTGCCGGTGCCGTCGGAGTAGAGTCCGCCGCACACGAGGTTACGCATCGTGGCTTCGGCCACATCGATGCGACTGGCGATCAGGTCGATCATCTGCTCCGGGCCGGCGTTCTGGAGCATTTCCAGACCACTGACCACGACCGGGCAGGCCGCCTGACGAATGTCGAACTGCGCCGCACTGATGACGTCCTGCGCCGCGACCGGGAGCAGGTCGTAGCCCGAATACCACCCGGCGTTACCATTCTCGGCGAACGACAACTCTTCGTAGATCAGTCGGCCTCCGGAGAAAGTCTTCATCCGGCCGCGTTGGGACAGGCGCTGGAGCAACGCGTTGTTCTTGGTGACGTTGTTCGCGATTTTCTTGCTACGCGACTCGATGGTAGTCGCGATGATATCTGAGACGTTGGGGAATGCCATTAGAGGTTCCTCGAAAAGGGTTAAAGGATCGGCCTTGTCGAGGTCAGCTCGTTGGAGTATTACCCCGGGCGGTGTCCCCGGGGTCCCCATGTCGTCATTCTAGCACACCAGAGAACGTCTGTCAATATATGTAAGATCAGGTCCGTTGCTGGTGGGCAAGGATAGCCCTTCGGACGGCCTCTTCCGTTGATTCATCGCCGTTCTGCGGAGCGCCGGAAACAATCGGAACGCCGGCCGGGGGAACAACCGCTCCAGCTGCTTGTTGACGTGCACGAAGCGCCTCGGCCTGAGAAACCCCATTCTGACCGGCCAACTCACGCTGGCGAATGGCGGG